GTAGTACACCACCTGTACTACAACTACACCCATGAGCTTTTCGAGCGCACATTCATCCATGACACCTACAGTTGCATCACTGGAAGAGGAACGCACTACGGTATAGAACGGTTAGCAAAGCATATCATCCAGGAGAGCCACAACTACCAGCGGGAATGCTATGTCATGAAGATGGACAAGCGCGGCTACTTTATGCACATTGACCGCCAGATATTACTTGACATCGTGCTGAAGACATTACGAAGGATGGGCAACCACCGCATCGCTCGCGGACACAAGCTGACATGGGCCAACTGGATAGACATGGATTTCGTATCGTGGCTGTCAGAAGAAATCATCATGCTCGATCCCAAGAAGAACTGCAGGATGGTTGGCACCGTAGAAGACTGGGAAGGTCTTGACCACAGTAAGAGCCTGTTCTACACCAACGACGGGTGCGGATTACCAATCGGCAACCTGACGAGTCAGCTGCTGTCAAATGTCTATCTGAACGAATTTGACCAGTACATGAAACGCACACTATGCTGCAAGCATTATGGCCGGTATGTCGACGACTCCTTTGTGGTAAGCACTGACAAAGAGTGGTTGCTGTCGCTGGTACCAAAGATACGCGCATTTCTGCAGGATCACTTGCACCTGGAATTACACATGGGGAAACTACACATCGTCAGCAGCCGGCAAGGTGCCGAGTTTCTTGGTGGTTTCATTAAGCCACACCGCACCTATATCAGCAACGAGTCACTGGACAGAATGATTCGCTCTGCATCAAGCATGAACCTTCACCATCCTAATGAGGTATGGGCATCCACCAATTCATTCCTGGGTGTCCTGTCCCATTATTCATCATTCAACATTCGCTCACGGATGTTTCTAAACAAAGAACTTCTTACCCTCGGCAAGTTCAACCGAGATATGACGCAGTTCGCACTACGTCAGTAAACCTCACACCCATAGGTTCTTGCTTGTTAGATAGTGTTTAATTAACAAGCAAGAATCATGAATAACAAGTATTGCGGAACAGTGGCTGACTTCCAGCCTGTATCAGAAGACCAGAGCCGCGTGGTCTTGATGTATGGCATGAATTCCACAGAAGGCGAGAATGCAGAGTGGTACCAGCTCAACTTCTACAAGAAGCAGGGCAAGCCCACTTTCGAGCAGGCAAAAGCTGCCATCATCGCCGACATCAATGAGCGCATCACCGCGCAGATCGTTGGTGGCATGCTCTTCGAGAACAAACCCGTGTGGCTCTCCATCGAAAATCAGATTAACTTCACCACAGCGTCAGCACCATGTCGCCTGAAGATTGGTGAAGAGGCCGACGGCACACCCGTGTATCACGATTTCGAGACAAAGGCAGCGTTGAAGGCATTCAACGACGCATGCCTGGCATGGAAAGGCCAGTGTCTGGAAGCAGGACGCGCCGAGAAGGAGTCTATCGACTGGACTCCGTATGCCGAGGCACTGCAGCCTGTAACTGACGGCGAATAGAAAAGGAGGCGACTATGGCAATAGTAAAAGGTCAGAACCTTAGATTGTTCGTGGGCTCGCGTGCCATTGCCGCAGCCTTGGATTGTCAGCTGCAGGTGCAGCTGAACGTGACGCCCTATTCGACAAAGGATGACGAGGGGTCGTTTACAAAGAACCGTGTGGTCAGTCTGCAATGGAGCGTAACGGCCAATGCCGTCGTCGTAGACGATGTTGAATTGGACGCTATCGGCGCTGCGGAATTGACAGACCTCGTAGGACAGGACGTACAGGTACAGCTGAACACTACCAACGGAGAGAAGAACCGAGAAGGTGTTGAGCAGCTGTTGGCTGGCGAGGCCATCGTCAGCGATGTGCAGTACACCGCACAGAACCGCCAGCGCTCGACCTATCAGGTAACTCTAACCGGTAAGAAAAACATGCTCATCGACCTACGCTATATCGTGACAGCCGATGAGCACTATATCCGCACGGCTGACAATCACATCGTGATGGCAGCCCATGACCCTAACGCTGAATGACTATGGTAATAGGCTTTGATTCCGGCATGCGCAACCATCGGGTGACGATACTTAACAAAGTATCGCCATCCGAGAAGGCGTTCGGTACTAAAACGAGCTACCGACGAGAAGGTTCAATCTCTTCATCCTATGAGTTCAATAAAGGTACCAAGGCACTCCGCGAGGGCGCCCTGGACGCCTACAACACCGTGATGTTTCGCATGAACTTCAGCGCGAATGCCAACATTACCCGTGAGTCGCTGATCGAGATGGATGGAAAAATCTATCAGATACAGTCACTCAACAGCGACCACATGGAGAACAAGATTATTATCCTGGCTACCGAGATGACCACACAGGTGAACATCATCGACTATCGCAAGATATGCACCAGCGAGAATAATGTTGTCACGACGGCTGACAATCACACCGTCTTCGCACTCCACGAAGAAGAATAGATAAACTAACCAGAAAGAATATGAGAAAGACAGTAGCAATCGTACACTTTAATACGCCGGAACTAACAGAAGCGTGCATCCTGTCTGTTCGACGACATGGCGGCCAGGATTATCGCATTGTCGTATTCGACAACTCAGACAAGCGACCATTCCCGAAGATGCAGGGCGTGGAGGTATTCAACAATACCAAAGGGCAAATATACAACTTCGAGCAGGAGTTGGCTAAGTACCCGAATAAAGACACGGCTGTCGGAGAGATTAACGGCTACGGTAGTGACAAACACATGATGAGCGTGCAGGCTCTTTGGGACCTGCTGCCTGAAGGTTTTATTCTAATCGACAGCGATGTGCTCATCAAAGAGAGCTTTGACTGGATGTTCATGCCACAAGAATGCTGCTGTGGATATGTCAGCCACCAGATGTCGAAGCCACGACTCATGCCCATGCTGTTGTGGATAAACGTGCCGATGTGCAAGGCTGGAGGTGCGCGGTTCTATGACCCTGCCCGCTCATGGGCACTCAATAAAGGCAACCGATGGGACACTGGTGCAGCATTCTACGATGACATCCGACGGCTGAAACCTCAGTGTCATGGCAAGGCGGTTAGCCGCGACGTTATCCTGCGGATGATTGTGCATTACAAACAAGGTAGCTGGGGCCGCTCTGACATCAAGCAGCAGGCGAAGTGGCTCAGCGACCATGCAGACCTATGGGAACCGTCACCCCGCGAAAAAGGTATCAAGGATGTTGCCATCTGCGTCATTGGTCGCAACGAAAACCGCTATGCCATCGAATGGGTGCAGCACTACAAAAAACTGGGGGTGAAGAAGATTTTCGTATATGACAACTGGAGAACGGGAGACACAGAGAAGCTGGCTGACATTCTACAGCCTTATACGAAAAGCGGATTAGTCGAAATAACCGACTGCCACGACAGAGACAGATACCAGTGCCTGGCATATGAAGACTGCTACCGTAAGCACGGAAGCGAGTATGCGTGGATTGGTTTCGTAGACTTTGACGAGTTTCTTCGCTGGGACGGCAAGAAAAAAATCGCTACAATGTTTGCCCAGTACGAGGCAGACGTGGTGATGGTGAACTGGCGACTGATGACCGACAATGGTCTGGTACATTATGACCAGCGACCATTGACAGAGCGATTTACGGAGCCGATGGAAAAGGACCGATGCGTGAAGTATTCGTGGGCCGAAAACAAGCACATCAAGAGCTTCGTGCGTGGTGGTCTGCGTGGGCTGAAATTCAGTCCGCACTTCCCTCAGAATAAGGGATTGCGCTGCGTCAATCCCAGCAACCAACCAGTGAAGCAGCAAGCCTTCGCGGAGATAGATTGGAGTGCGATGCGATTGGACCACTATTGGACGAAGACCGCAGAGGAGTGGATGAACGTAAAGCTCAGTCGCGGCTACCCATCACCAACCACCTACCTCGACAAGTTCATGAAGCAGCAGGCCAACTACTTTTTCTCCGTTAATGAGCGCACACCGGAGAAAGAAGCGATTGTCTACGGTAAACCGCAGCAGTAAAAATGAATGAATAGAAAACGGAAACGATTATGGATAATTTCTTTGCAAATATGTTCCGAAAGCGCGAGGTGTCAGCACCTACGACAGCCATCACTCCAGGTACTCCTTCTTCGACAGCTGAACAGTCGCCGGTACATGGGGGTGATTACCAGGAGCGCATCGCCTATGTGCACGGACCAGAGCAAGCACTTTGCGCTGGTACGTTGTATCGTGCAGTGAACCTCCGAGCTGACACCATGAGCGTGATGCCGGTGCAATACCAGAAGCGCGACTTTGAAAAGGGAAACTACTACACCGATATGCGCGGCCTTGGCAAGCGCATCAATTATCTACTGCAAGAAGAACCCAACCCGATAATGAGTGCCTCCGACCTGTGGAAGTTGGTGGAAATCAATCGTCTGTTCTTCGGCAACAGTTTTGTCTACATCGAGCGCGACGAGTTTGAATTCCCACTGCACTTGTGGCTCGTAAAATCAGGCGGTTATAACATCACAAACGGCACCTACTCATCCATCGTATATCTGAGCGACCACGACTATGTAACACTCACTAACGTTCCACGCGAGGATGTCCTGCATTTCCCGAACACCTTCCGCTATCAGAACGGTATCTGGGGCATCTCAACTCTACATTATGCCATTGAGACTCTGAGCCTGAACCGCACCCTGCGCAAGCAGAGTCTCGAAACGGCGGCAAAGGGAGGTCGAGTTAAGCTACTGATAGGGGAAGAAAAGCCAACTACCACCCAGGGCACACTGGCCAGCGGCCTATTCTCCAAAGAGGAGATGAATGCATACGCCGAGGAACTCCAGAAGAAGATGTACTCTGGACACGACGTCCTGGCAATCAGAGGTCTTGACAAGGCAGTCGACATCTCGATGAATGCACAGGAAATGCAAATGTTTGAACAGTTGGGGGGCACCAATGATGCCTTGGCTCAGTTTTTTGGAGTTCCGCGCCCATTGGTAATGCTCGATACAAACTCACACTACAACGATTATCAGAATGCCACGATGGAGTTCCACACTCGTACCATCTTGCCTCAGAAGAACGGAAACGAGAAGGAAATTGCCCGCAAACTCATCGGCTTCAATGACTATGGTGTTCGCAGAATCCACATCTGCGAGAAGCCGCTGCTGGCGATGGACCCTGAACGTCAGGCAAAAGTAGATCAGTTGAACCTTCAGACTGGTGCCATGACGGTGAACGAAATTCGTGCCGGTCACGATATGCCTACTGTGGAGAATGGCGACGAGCCAATGGCAAGCGCAAACCTGCTGACACTGAAAGCGCTCATCGCCAAGAGTGATGGTGCAACAACACTAAAACCAGGCAACTACACAGTGGACGGAGGAAAGGAAGAAAAATGAATGAACCATACAGAATTCGTATAGCCGTAGCCCCGCAGCCCATGAGCCGTGACGAGGTGCTGGAATATTTCGAGCGGA